ATAAGAGCAAATGGGTTAAGAAGATTAGCAGGTGCTTCAACTACATTTGCCATAATGCCTGCAGCTATTTCAGAGTTTGCTTATGCTACAAGTGGTGTATCTGAAGAACAGATGAAATCTTATCAAAGATCATTTGCACCTCCTTGGGAAAAAAATGCTAGACTAATTCCATTAGGCAGAAACGAAGAAGGGCAAATAATATACTTAAATTATAGTTATTCCAACCCATACGATTTGTTAGAAAGAATTGTACATGCATCCGTCAATAAGTTTGAAACAACTAGATTAGAAGGAGGCAACTCTGCTGATGCTGTGTTTAATGCAGTAAACGAATCCATGTCAGAATTTATAAAGCCGTTTACGGAAGAATCTATACTACTTGGTAAGCTAAGAGACACATTAGACCCAGATTCAGAGCTACTTGGCATAAAACAATTAGCTAATATTGTTGGTGGTAGAAGTGGTCAAACCATAACTGGTGCTAGAGTATATAATCCACAAGATGATGTTGGAACTAAAAGTGCAAAAGTATTCGCTCACATATTAGATGGTTTTTTACCTGGTGCTTCTCCTTTTGTAGTTAAAGGTGGAGAGTTTGTACCTGGAAGATTTGCAAGAGGTGTTTTCGGAGGACATTTAGGAATATCACAAAAAGACAGACAAGGAAGGCTTAGAAAATTAAACGAAGAACTTGTTCGTGGTCTTACTGGTGTTGCTCATAACACTATCGACACAAACATGGGATTAAAATATAAAGGTTATGAATTTTCAGAAAACAGAAGAAATACTTCTACCATATTTAACTCCGTGGCAAGAAGATCAAATGTAACAAAAGATGAATTAATTCAAGCTTACATAGAAGCTGACAATGCTAGATTTAAAGTTTTTGACAGATTTCACAGAATTGTAAATGACATGAAATCTATTGGTTTAAGTGACTCAGAAATTAGAACAACATTAAAAAGAAATGGAGTTACTGATGTTAATGCTATCGTAGCAGGCAGATATAAACCTTTGGATGTAAGTAGTGCAGTTAAATCTGAAATGAGAAGAAATGGTACTTTTGGAGAGTATCCTTTTGAAGAAATAAATAGATTAAAAATGCAGTCTAGAAATAGAACTTTTTCTTCTGACGTAGAAAAACAAGACGAAGGACAAAAAATAACTGTTCCAAAAGTAGAACCTACAAAAGTAGATCTAGACCAAAACGTATCCTCTGTTAAACCAACTTCTGTTCCTACGTTTGATGTATCTTCAGCAAAACCAATTGACCCATCTCTATTAGGTGGTAATATAGTTGACCAAGCAAAGAACATGCAAATATTACAAAGGAGAAATCAGTGAAACTATCAGCGCACTTTAGTCTAACAGAGTTTACAAAATCACAAACAGCAGAACGCAAAGGTATTGACAACACACCAGATGATAACCATATAGAAGCTATGGAACAGTTGTGTCACGCTGTTCTAGAAGAGATACGATATCACTTTCAAAAACCTATGGTTATTAACTCTGGATATCGCAGTGTTGCCTTGTGTGAGGCGATTGGTTCAAATGCTAATAGCCAACATGCCAAAGGTCAAGCGGCTGATATAGAAATTCCAGGCGTTGATAATTTAAAACTCGCTCAATACATACAAGACAAGATGGACTTTGATCAATTGATTTTAGAATGCTATACTGGAGATCCAAGTTCTGGTTGGGTTCATGTCTCGTACAACAATCAAGGCGAAAACAGAAAAGATGTGCTTACCTATGACAGAACAAATGGATATAGGAAAGGATTGATAACTTGAAAGATGGCCCGTTAAAAGATGCCATGAATTCAGATCATGGTGACAATATAATTAGACAAGAGTTTTCCACCATAAAAATTGTAGATGGAGTAATTGTCAAAGAAACTTTTACAAGAGATTATGATTTTTATGGAGACTATCATGATTCTCATATTTCACAACCTCTTGTTCAAATACAAATGATACCGAAAGAAATGTTGCATTAATGGCATATAAACGTAACTACCAAAGAGAGTATGAAATAGAACCCAAGTCTCGTAGAAAGAAAAGGGTCAATCGTAACTATGCTCGTAAAAAAATGATGAAGAAAGGTCTTGTCAAAAAAGGTGATGGCAAAGATGTACATCATGTTGGTGGTAATGCGTTGAAGAAACACAGTAAGTTAAAGGTCGTATCAGCATCAAAAAACAGGTCTTATGCACGAACAAAAAAAGCTAGAAAAAAGAATCCGAAGTCATAATGCCAACATCAATTGTCAATTTACCCTCGATAGATGTATGGGTCAGAAAAGAATATTTAAAAGATCATGAGGATGGTCATGGAGAATTTGTTAAAGGTATTTGGATTACAGCCAAGTCTATACCTGGGAGAGCGTTTTATTTCGAAACTTACCTTCCCGATTATGGTGCTTTGTATGATAAGCTACCTATTAGTGCATTCGTTTCTAAGCCAGTTGTCCCGACTCCAGATATGGATCTTTACAATCTCCAGTTTTGGAATTGCATGGATTATGGCGTGGTTGCTATTACTAAGAACTTTATAGCGTCCATGGACTTTGAAGTATATACCAGAGATCACGGAACATTGACGGGTCAATATGTGGCAACATTAGATAACTATCATGCAGATCCAGATGTTATTGATTATTCAACCAGTGAAAAACCAGCAGAACATAAATCACACAATATCATAGAACTTAGCAATGGACAGTTTTGTTTATATCCAAACAATAGAATGCGTGTCTATGATAATTCTTTAACTCCAGAGGAGCCATTGCAACCAGACTTTAAAGTCAGTACAATAGAATACCAAGTCGAAAACGGACAGAAGTTTAGACTTGGAGATACTGATGAATATTTCTGGAAGACCAAAAAAGAATGATTGAATTTCTGTTAGTGTTTATGATAGATTCACAAATCGTAAATCAGACACAACGATTTAAAAGCGTAGACAGATGTTTGTACTTTGCACAAAAACTAACAGATCAACCAAGGATTCCACAAGAAGATGAACCTTCAAAAAAAATCACAGCGTATTGTAAGCCCGTGCCGAAACGTATGTAAGATAGAAAATTATAGTTGCATTGGTTGTTTTAGGACATTAAGTGAAATATCTACTTGGTCAACGCTAACAGACGAAAAACGTACCAAAATTATGGAATCTTTGAAAAAACGAGGCTCTCAGATCGCCACACAGAGGTGAAATGATACCTCCGTGTGTGATCTTACGTTACGTTATGCACCTCTATTGTACGGGTATCTATTGTCGTTTTCAAGCTTTTTAGCTAATTTGACCCCAATTATCTCCTAATTCAGCGTCAACTTCAAAAGGTATTCTTACTTCGGGGACACAAGTAGTCATTATCTCTTTTATTTTGTCCACTTGCTCTTGATTTTCAATATTAAAACAAAGTTCATCGTGAACTGTTAACATCGGACATAAACCTGCTGCATAACAATCGACCATTGCCTTTTTAGTTTGGTCTGCACTTGACCCTTGAATCAATCTATTGAGCGCCTTGTATGTATATGCTCTCTGAACATTCTGATATTCTTTAACTGCATCTTTCAATGGCAAAGGTCTTTTGGCAGTAAAACCTCTTGGTTCGTATAATTCAAAACGACATTTTCTTCCTAATTGAGTTCTTATAATTCCATGGTTAGATGCATAATTTGAAACTCTTGTTGCTAAATCTTTTACAAATGGAACTTCTTTGTTGTATGTTTCTAATAATTTTTTTGCCTCCTCCTCTGTGATAGCTAAAGTATCTGCTAATTTTTTACGACCCATACCATACATGATTCCAAGATTTACAGTTTTAGCCTCTTTTCTACTTATACTCGCCATGTCTGCAACCATCTGATGAAAGTCTGCTTTTCCTTCCTTATACATGGTTACCACTTCCTCAATCAAAGGATGCACATATCCATCCATTGGTTTAGCACAATAATGTGCCAACCATCTTGGTTCTTGTGACGCATAGTCAAATGACCCCCATTTACATCCCTCCTCTGGAATAAACAACCCTCTAATAGCCTTCTTGATTTCTAAATCTCTAGATGGTATTTGTTGTAGATTAGGATTACTAGAACTAAAACGACCAGTTACAGTTCCACCATCGTCAGTACGAAGAGGATGAAAGTCACAATGTATACGACCATTATGAGCATGATTAAGAATTGTTTCAACAAACGTAGTATTCGCTTTGTTAAGTTCTCTTATTTTAACAATCTTTTTTGCTATTGGATGAGGATGATGAGAGAGAAATTGTTTTGTGAAAGAGGGAGACCTGCTCTTTTTTGTGCGAGAATACTTAAGTCCAAAAAAATCAAAGACTTGTGCTATAGATGTGCTGACCCAAGGTTCAACCGCAACACCAGTCTCTTTGACTATCTCATCAAGTAATTTCTTTTCTTGGACTGCCATTTGTTTTCTAGTTTTTTCTGCTTGATCCAAATCAACTCGTACCCCTTTTGTTTTCATATCTAGAATAACGGGCAGTAAAGATGTTTCTAATTCAAATATACTTGTACATTCTTCCTTATCTAAAAGAGTTACAAAGTGATCGTATAATTTCAAGGTAACGGCAGCATCTTGTTCTGCATATGCACCCACATATTTAGCAGGTAGTTTATACATCTCTGATTTTGGATCTACACCGAACTCACCTGCAGCATGTCTTAAAGTTTTTTCGTTCTTATACTCTTTTAAATAGTCAATAGCGAGACTATTTAAATTATAGAACCTTCTGTTTTCATCTATCAATGGAGCCATGATCATTGTGTCTAATATGGGACCTTTGACCTCTATACCCTCTGCCCTTAACCATCCAACATCATACATAGAGTTATGAAATATTTTTGGAATGTGTGGCGTATCCATTTGTTTTTTGAACCAATTCAACACTAGCTTTGAATCTATATTACCTTGAGCATGTCTTATAGGATAATAACCTTGAAAATCACCTGCAGCGACTGCTATTCCTATGATGTGTCCATCTTTTCTACACCATCCAGGCCCTAACTTTATTAAATTAGGATCTCTCGTTTCTAAATCTACGGCTATTCTTGATGCTTTTGTTAAATCTGGAAAGTCACTTGGAGGAGACCAGTCAAAGTCTATGTTACCCCAAGATAAATCTTTTATGTCTTGATCAATAACATTAAATCCGTTTAAGTGATATTGTTCACTTGTCATTAATTATTTCGCCTCCTAGTGCAGCGTATCCTATAATATCTATCCAAGAATCATCTTTGTTTATGTCCTCTGCTAGTCTAGCAGTTTTAACACCCACCATACAAGCTACAACTTCCTCTGGTGTAATTGGCTCCTTTAATTTCTTATCCAAAAGAATAGTCCATATATCTGCTATTCTCTGATGATTCTTTTTTACTGGCCCATAATCTTTTGCTCTGGGACCTTTAATTAATTTTTGAGCTTCTGCTAAAAAATAGTCTCTGTCTTTTTTCATAATTCATATCCATTCTTATCTTTAGGTTCAACGATGTGAAGAGTTTTACGAGCACGAGTTGCACCAACATAGAAGATCCTATGTTCACTATCTTCGTTTCCTTTTTCCTTTATTATTTTAGGGCAGTCAAGAATTAATGCAACATTGTCTGCCTCTCCACCTTTTGATTTATGTATAGTCGATAGTCTTATTCTAGGTTTCCTTGTTAATATAAACTCTCCTCTTCTTCTTGCCGATGTAATATATATTCTTTGACTATCTGTAACATTCAAGACCTCATACCATTCTTTTTTTGTATCTAAGTTCAATACCGAACCTAGTTCGCTCTTTAACAAATCGTCCAAAGTGTATGTATTCCCTGGATCTAATTGTTCTATCTTCCTTTTTCCACCATACGCAATGTATCCTTTTTTTGTTTTCTTTGAAAAGTCTACCCATTCCCTTACTGTTAAGCTTTGACCTTTGCATATCTTTATCCACCCCTCTATACTTCTTATTATGCCTTCAGAAACAGACCAACCCGTGCCTTCTATCCAAAACATGTAACCTTCGTTTCGTAATTTAGTAGACACTTCGGAAAGTATTTTGTTTGTTCTTGCGAGAATATACCATTCGCCCTCGTTAAAATTAATATCCATAAGATTAAAGTAATAGGATACTATTCCAGACTCACTTCTAGGTTTCCATCGTTTGTTTTTTCTTATCCCAACTTTTTTAATTATTGACTCTGCAAAATTATGTATTTCTGAAGGAACTCTGTATGATTTATCAAGAACTATAGTTTTCTTTGCAGAATCTAAAAAATTATTCACAGTTGCGCCTGCCCAATCAAAGATACATTGATCATCGTCCCCAGCATAATATGCTTTTTTAGTGTTAGGTAGCAAACATTCCTTGACCATTCTCCATTGTATTGGAACTAAATCTTGTGCCTCATCTACAATTAATAAATCTAAATCTGGTCCAGTGCCTTGTTTTAAAAACTCTAAAAGCATGTCTGTAAAATCTATTTTAGCTTTACTAATTTTAAAAGATTCGTATGCTTTTTTAAAAACTGACATGTATGATCTATGCAAAGTTTTATCATCAAATGCATCAAACTCATCCATGAGTTCAGTTCCTTTTATTCTAGACATATTATATATATGAAAGTATCTGTCTCCATCGCTTGATCCAGGTGTGTAAAGATCTCCCTCCTCTATGTTTAATTTACTTTCTTTTTGAAAAGCTATGCCTAGTTTTTTACCTATTAAATTCATGTCTGTTGGTTTAACCAAATCTTCTGATTTCATGCCTACCCAACGAAAAGCAAGAGAGTGTAATGTTCTAAAATGAGGAAATCTTTTTGGATCTAACTTAAATCTTAAACAAGCTCTATTTATAGCTTCTTCTGCTGCTTTTCTTGTAAAAGATAAAAAAGCTATTCTCTCTGGCACAATACCATCGGCAATGGCTTTTTCCATGATATCTAAAAGTCTTGTTGTTTTACCCGTGCCTGGTGGACCGAATATGGCAATTTCATTCTCTGTCTCTGCCTTTGTTTCTTCCTGTGCGTTTACCATGTGTGCATACTCCTTTCGCAAATATTCTTACTGCCTCTGGACGTATCTTCCAGAACTCCTCTACAACATAATCTTCTATTAATTTTTTTTCATTAATGCATTGCTTTCTATTTTCAAACACAATACCAGGGTTATAAAAGTTACAAATAGACTCTCCACCCTTGTGTCTTGCCTCTTCTACTAAAACGATACAAAAAGATATTATTACCTCTATCAAAACGGAACCTCCTCTTTAAACTCTACGTTTGGTATTTCAACTTCTTCTTTTACTTCTGGAACCCACCAAACACGAATAGTTTTCCACTTTCCATCTGTGGTTTTAAAAGACTTACCTTCACTACATTTTTCGCCATTATTTATTTCTTTTATTCTTTCTTGTATTTGACCTTTTGAATATTGTGTAAAACCTTT